CATTAAAATTCTGGTAAAAATTTACAGCACCTATGAGGTTTTATACAATGATTATGAATGCGGCAACAGGTCTCAGTTTATGTGCGGTACTTTCTATATGTTATTGTTCATATTTGTTAGTACGGTATAACCCACACTGAAGTGGAGCATAGCGATATTGACTTATTCTAAATAAACTGATATAATTGAATTGAGGTTTTGAAAACAATTATGGCACCTAAAGGATTTACAGTTAAAGCAAACCCACCAAAAGTAAAGAAGGAAGAGGAGTGGGATATTGCTGCAATTAAGGAAAGAATGAAAGGCAAAGCAATTGTATTTTGCTTACCAGGAAGAGGAGTATCTTATACATTTTTAAAGAATTTTGTACAGTTATGTTTTGATCTTGTACAGAATAGTATGAGTATACAGATCAGTCAAGATTATAGTAGTATGGTAAACTTTGCACGTTGTAAGTGTTTAGGTGCTAATGTATTAAGAGGACCAGATCAAATACCGTGGGATGGTAAGTTAACATATGATTATCAGTTATGGATTGATTCGGATATTGTCTTTGATGTGAACAAGTTTTGGCAATTATGTGATTTATCAGTACCTGGTCCAGATGCCGATGGTAATGAGCAAGAGGAGAGAGGCATTACTGCTGGATGGTATGCCACTGAAGATGGAGTCACAACATCTGTCGCACATTGGTTAGAGGAAGATGATTTCCGCAAGAATGGTGGAGTAATGAATCATGAAACCGTTGATAGTATTAGTAAGCGTAAGAAACCATTCACGGTAGATTACACTGGATTTGGGTGGGTAATGATTAAGAATGGAGTATTTGAACATCCTGAAATGAAGTATCCATGGTTTGCTCCTAAGATGCAAGTATTTGAATCTGGTGCTGTACAAGATATGTGTGGAGAGGATGTTAGTTTTTGTCTTGATGCCATTGAAGCTGGGATACCAATATGGTGCGATCCTCGGATTAGAGTAGGGCACGAAAAAACTCGCGTTATTTAAGAGATGATGTGGAAACGAGTTAAAAGTTATGATGAATTATGGAATGAAGTAAGTAAGAACTTAACTGAACTTTCTAATATTGATAAAGTTAAGTATATGGTAAAAGCTACTGATGATTCAATAGCTGCTAAGATTAAAAGAGTTAACGAACATTCTAAAGGAGATTAAGTATTAATGGCACTTTATAGTAGTACACGTGAGTTATTAGATCCACAACCAAAGAAAACAAAACAAGGTGCTGGTAAACATACTAAGTATGCACCGACCTCTCGTAATCATAAAAAGAAAGCATATAGAGGACAAGGTAGATAAGATTAAAGGACTTCTTACGGGAGGTCCTTTTTTTTGGCTTTATAATTAATAGTGAAGTCATTGAATTATAAAGAACATGGAAAAGAAAATGCTTAGAGAAATTGCTAATGACAATCAAACACCAAAGAAAAGAGATTATAAGTTAGAAGGTGAATTATATGAAAAAATTGAAGATGGAGTAGAAACTGATTGGGATACTGATGGTCCTATACCTTTAGCTGAATTTTAACTATAAATAAACCAGGATATATATTATTTACAATTATAGGTAAATATGCCTCTACAAAGGGTAAGTCAAGGTTTTAAAGATATTAGTATGACGTTTCAGACTAATCCTCTGACGAAAGATCTTATTGCATTAACAAATGTTTCTGCAATTAATAGATCTTTAAAGAATATTGTCTTTACTTATCCCGGAGAAAAATTCTTTGATCCAGAATTTGGTTCTAAGATATCCAGAGTACTATTTGATAACATTGATCCAATTAATGCTATTAGAATTAAAGCTGAATTAAAGTATTCCATTACCAGATATGAACCAAGAGTTAGGTTGATTGCGGTAAATGTTAATCCTGATTATGAACAAGGTTCGTTTGATGTAGTTATCATATACGAAATAATTGGTATTCCAGCATCTCGCCAAGATTTATCTTTTGTATTGCAATCAACTTCTCAGTAAATGGCACTAATAAATTTCGCAAATCTGGACTTTCTCCAGATAAAAACTACACTTAAGAATTATTTAAAAGATAATTCTAAATTTACAGATTATGACTTTGAAGGGTCTAATCTATCAAGCATTTTAGATGTTTTAGCATATAATACGTATATTTCTTCATACAATGCCAATATGGTTGCGAATGAAGTATTCATTGATAGTGCTACATTAAGAGAGAATGTAGTATCATTGGCGCGAAATATTGGTTATATGCCAAGATCGAAAACAGCAGCACAAGCAGTTATTAGTTTTTACGTTGATACAACAGAGATTACACCAAAACCATCAGTTATTACACTTAAAGCAGGACCAGTTGCAGCATCTGATGGTACTTTTGGTAATAATTCTTTTATATTTTCTATAAAAGATGATATTACAGTACCAGTTGTTGATAATATTGCTGAATTTGATTTAATTACCATATATGAAGGAAGTCTTATTCGAGAAGGATATGTTTATAATTCAAGAAATCCTAATCAAAGGTTTTTAATTAATAATATTGGTTGTGATGATGGATTAATTAATGTAACTGTTGGTACAAATGATAGTACTGCGAAAGAAAAGTATGCTTTCCAGAATAGTTTGTTTGATATTGATGGAGATTCAAGAGTTTTCTTCTTACAAGAGATTGAAGATGAAAGATATGAAGTTATTTTTGGTGATGGAATCTTTGGTAAGAAATTATCAGAAGGAAATGTAGTTATTATTGATTATATTAGAACAACTGGTGGTTCAAATGGTTTATCCAACTTTGCTTTTAATGGAAGGATGGTTTATACCAGGAATAGTGTTGAATATATTGTCCAATCAGGAATTTCAATGGTTTCCACTGATATTCCAGCAACTGGTGGAGATGTTATTGAGAGTGTTGATTCCATTAAGAAGTATGCACCAAGGATTTATGCCTCTCAGAATAGAGCATTAACAGCAAATGATTATGAAACACTAATTCCATCAAGAATTTATCCTGATACTGAGTCAATTTCTGTATTTGGTGGCGAAGAATTGATTCCACCGCAATATGGGAAGGTTTTTATCAGTATTAAACCAAGAATTGGTGAATTTTTACCTAATTTGATCAAAGAAAACATCAAAAGAGACCTTAAAAAGTATGCAGTTGCTGGAATTGTTCCAGAAATACTTGATCTTAAGTATCTTTACCTTGAAGTAGACTCAAAAATCTATTATAATACGAATTTAGCACCTTCATCGTCTGCTGTAGGTACAATTATTCAAAATAATGCTGAAACTTACGCCGATTCTAGTGAGTTAAATAAGTATGGTGCAAGATTTAAGTATAGTAAATTCTTAAAAATTGTTGATGATAGTCATGCTTCTGTAATGTCTAATATTACAACATTAAAAATGAGAAGAGATATTAGACCTGCTTTGAATGCTATCGCTGAATACCAAGTTGGATTTGGAAATCGATTCCATATTAATAACCTAAATGGTTATAATATTAAATCTTCAGCATTTAAAGTTATTGGAGTTCCATCTGACGTTTATCTATCAGATATTCCTAATACTAATAGAGAAACCGGATCATTATTCTTATTTACAGTTTCAAATGCATTATCAACCGATGCAACTATTATAAGAAGGAATGTTGGTACAATTGATTATATTGATGGAATTATAACACTTAATCCTATTAACATCCAATCATCATCAAAAACAAAAGATGGACAAGCAATTATTGAAATTAGTGCATGTCCTTATTCAAATGATGTAGTTGGATTACAGGATTTGTATTTACAACTAGATATTAGTAACAGTGTATTTGATATGGTAATTGACCAAATATCATCCGGTTTAGATCCTTCAGCATCAAATTATATTGTCTCCTCTAGTTACAGTAACGGATATTTAGTACGATCATAAAATGACACAAAGCAGAGTCCCATTAAGAACAGTTGTTAAAAATCAACTGCCACTTTATGTTAAAGATGAGTTTCCTCTCATTAGTGATTTTTTATCTCAATACTATCTTTCTCAAGAATTTCAAGGTGCTCCTCTTGATTTAATTCAAAATATTGATCAGTATGTTAAATTAGATAATAATGCTAATAATATAGAATCTACTATATTATTATCTGATATAAACGATTATGAAAGAACTATTGGAGTTTTTAATACAGAGGGATTTCCAAAAGAATATGGTCTTATTCGGATTAATAATGAGATTATAACATATAAATCAAAAACTGATGTTAGTTTCACAGGATGTACTCGTGGATTTGCTGGAATTGCAGATGATATTAATGGCGATTTAATTTTTACTGAAACAGAATCAGCATATCATAAATCTGATGCTACTGTAGAAAATTTAAGTATACTCTTCTTAAAAGAATTTCTAAAGAAAACAAAATATCAACTTCTTCCAGGTCTTGAGGATAGAACTCTTTATACTGATTTAAATAAAAACCTTTTTATTAAACAATCTAAAGATTTTTATAGTTCAAAGGGAACAAGTGAGTCCTTTAAAATTCTCTTTAAATCTTTATATGGTGTAGATGTAGAAGTAATTAAACCAAGCGATAGTCTTATTGCTCCTTCAGCACCTCTTTATAAAGTTACTAATGATTTAATTGTTGAACCAATATCAGGAGATGTTCAATCAGTTGAAGGTTATACACTATTTGAACATTCTTTTGATAATTTAATTGAAAAGGCTTATTCTCCTATTACTAACGTTGAAAAAGTATTTGTTAGTGGTGCATCAACAGATTATTATAGATTAAGTATTGATTCAACTTTTGTTAGTGATAGTACTTTTGGTGGGGCAGAATATGGAACATTTACTCCTCATCCCAAAACAAAATGTATAGGAGATTATTCTTCTGGAGCATTAACAGTTAATGTTGATTCAACCGTAGGATTTCCAACTTCTGGCGAATTATATGTACTCTATTCTGATAGAACAGCAGGAATTGTTTCATATACTTCAAAATCATATACTCAATTCTATGGATGTAGTGGAATTGAACAAAATATCTTAGATAATACTACTGTCGGTATTAATACATTCGCTACAGTTGATACTGATGAATTTACAGAAGTAAAAGTAAGAATTTCAACAGTTTTAAGTGATATTGAATATGAACAAGAAAATTATTATTATGAAAAAGATGATAGTATTGAAATAAAAACTTTAGGTATCGGTACTGCTGATGTTGTATCCAATTCTTTAATTTTTAATAATGCAACTTCATATGAAGTAAAGACAATAACTAAAATTAATAATTATGCCTTTAGATATAGAGTTACTTTTGAAAATGATCATATATTCAATGTTGGCGATACTCTTACTATTACAACTGGTGGATATAGTGCAAATGCAAAAGTTTATGGTATTAATACCGTAAAAGGTATTACAATAGGTGATCAAGGATCTCTTGATACTTATATTGAAGGTAATAATACTTTAACTATAACAAAAACCATTTTAAAAGCAGATACAAATAATTTTCCTTCTGCTAATGAGATATCAGCAAATGTACAGTTTGTTTATAAAGATAATGGTAATACTTTAGTAGCAGCACCATCTATTCCTTTCTATAAAGATCAAAAATTAAATGTTAAAAAGAACTTAATTACTTTTGAAGGAACTTTTAGTGGAGATACCTTTAAAGTCCTTATATCAGGTGATCATGGATTCTATACGGGAGATATCGTTTACTATACCCCACAGAAGACTACAAGCACCGTAGAGGATGCTGACGGCAATGAATCCATAGAGACAACAACTTTAACTGGTATTGCAGATGAAGGAATTTATTTTGTAAAAAGACTTGCTGATACAACTTCATTGAAATTAGCTAGAAGTTTATCAGAACTTTATATTGAGGATTATGTATCTACTGAAGCCATTACTGTAGTAGATAACAAGATTGAATTTTATAAATTTAAAGGTCAAGAATTAGAAAATCACAAATTACTTAGAAAATTCAGTACTGCAGATAGTGATGAAGGTGAATTGGTTGAAACTACACCTGGATTAGCATCAGGTCTTTTGGTAAATGGTGTTGAGATTCTAAATTACAAATCAACAGATAATATTTCTTACGGAAATATTGAAACTATTGAAGTTGATGCTGGTGGAAGTGATTATGATGTTATAAATCCACCAAATTTAAGTATTTCTGATGCTGCTGGTATTGGTGCAACAGGAAATATTGCAGTAAGAGGAGTACTTAAAGAAATTAGAGTTATTGATGGTGGATTTGATTATAGTGAAAAACCTACAGTTAAAATTACTGGTGGAAATGGTATTAATGCAAAAGCAGAAGTAAATACAAAATTAGTAGATCATGAAGTAAACTTCAATTCGGAAGAAGGTCGTGGTCAAGTAAGTATTGGATCATCCTCTTTAATTGGATTTAGTACTTATCATAAGTTTAGAGATTATGAGAAAGTAATATACCAACCAAATGGACAGACTGCTATTGTAGGACTTTCAACTGGTTCTTCATATTATATTGATGTTCAAGATGCGACGAGGATAAAACTTCATAGTAATTATAATGATGCTGTAATTGGAATTAATACTGTATTATTTACGGGTTATGGTATTGGTAGACATACGATTGTTTCGGAAACAAAAAAATCAGTTGTAGCATCTGTTAATGTTATTCATACTGGTTCTGGTTATGAGAATAAGAAAACTTCTGTTATTGGATTAAGTACCGCAATTAATGAAATTACTGTAACAAATCATGGATATAATTCTGGTGAACGGATAAGTTATACAACAGATGGAACAGTAATTGGCGGATTAACTTCGGGAAGTGATTATTATCTAACAAAAATTGATAATAATACGTTTAAATTGTCTGAAGTTGGAGCAGTTGGTAAAGAAACATTTTATTATGATACAAGACAATATATTAACCTAACAAGTTCTGGTTCTGCAGATATTACTCATTATTTTAATTATCCAAGTATTTCAGTTGAACTTATCGGTAGAGTTGGTATTTCTTCAGTAGGATCGGAGACTTTTAAGGCTATTTTACAACCAATTATTAGAGGTGAAATTGTATCTGTAGATTTATCCAGTAAAGGTTCTGGATATGGATCCAATAATATTCTAAATCTTCATAAAGAACCAGAAATTCTTGCAGAAGTTGGTTTTGGTATTCAAGTTACTCCTGTAATTGCTAATGGTAAGATAAATCAGGTTTTGGTCAATAAATCAGGATCAAATATTACTGCGGCACCAAAAATTAGTATTGAAGGTGGATATGGTGCAATAATAACTCCAGTTATTGAAAATGGAGAACTTACCGCAGTAAATGTTATTGAAGGTGGTACTGGATATGTTCAAGGACGCACCACAGTTTTAATTTCATATGCTGGTAAAGATGTTGTTTTTAGACCAACTTTACAAAAATGGACAGTTAATCAGTTTGAGAAGAATTATGGATTCATTACCGATGATGATGGATTTATCGATGATGGATTGAACAATAATTATGGATTACAATACGTTCATCTTTATGCACCAAGAAAACTTAGAGAGATTTTATACGCATCAGATCAATCTGGTAATAGATTGTATAATAGTACTGATTTAATTATTAAAAATGGGTCTGAGACTGAATCAAAACAACATTCCCCTATTATTGGATGGGCATATGATGGAAATCCAATTTATGGTCCTTATGGATACTCTAAGATTTCTGGCGGTGTTGTTACACAAATGCTTTCCGGATATAAGTTAAGCATTCGAGAAAATAGACCTCCTATTAGCGTCTACAAAGAAGGATTTTTTGTAGAGGATTATGTACATGTTTTTTCTTCAAGTGATTCTGTTCTTGATGAAAATAATGGAAGATTCTGTGTAACTCCAGAATTTCCAAATGGAACATATGCTTATTTTGCTACTATTAATGATCAGCTTGCTGACTCAAGTGGTGTATTTGTAAATTATAAGAGACCAGTATTTCCATATTTAATTGGAGATAAGTATCATTCAAAACCAAATTCCTTCAATTTTGTAAAGGGATCAAATCAAGATGAATATGATATTCAAGAAAGTGATTGGCTTAGAAATACTAATGTATATAATTTCTTAAGTAAAACAAATTCTTATAAGTATTTGACTCTTCCTTATAAGTTAAAAAATACTCAAATATCTGATATTTCTTTTGCTGCTCCAGGAGTAATAGATTCTATTGGAATTGTTACTGGCGGAACCAATTATAGAGTAAATGATAATATTGTCTTTAATAATAATGGTACAAGTGGTTATGGTGCGGATGTAAAAGTATCTAAAGTTGGTGGTAAAGATGTTACATCCATCAGTTGCGCAACTACAGCAATAAATGGTATTGAAGTAGTATCTACTGAAACTCCTGGTACGTATGCTTTTTATGCATCATCGCCACATGATCTTTTAAATATTGAATTAATTACAATTTCTGGATTAAGTACAACAGCCACAAAACTCTCAGGTACTTATAATATTGGAATTAATACATCAACACATGTTTTAACTGCTGATGTGGGAACACCCGCTGCAACAGGAATAGTTACATACTTCTCTGTTTATGGTAATTTAGATTCAAATATTATTAAAGAAAATAATATTTTAGCGGTTGGTATAGGATCTACTTCTGAAAAAGTTAAAGTTCTGAGTATTGATAACGTATCTAAGAGACTTAGAGTTCTAAGAGAAGCGGAAGGGACTACTGGTGTTGCACATACGGCAACAACAATCCTTTATGAGGTTCCAAGAAGATTTACCTCTAAAGTTGGTCTTAAAACAGCTTTCGATTTTAGACTTAATAGAGAATTGTATTTTAATCCAGCAGAAACTCTTGGAATAGGTGTTGGTATTGGATCTACACTATCATTTTCCAATCCTGGTGCAGGAATTACGCAGAAATATATTCCAACACAAACACTCTACTTACCAAAACATGAATTAGAGAGTAATGATGAATTAGTTTATAATGTAAATAATGGATCTGTTATTGGTGTTTCTACTAATGGATCTGCTGCTTTAACCTTAAGCGATCAACAAAAACTCTATGTTGCTAAAGTAAGTGATGATTTAATCGGACTTTCAACAGTAAGAGTTGGGTTAGCATCTACAGGTACATTTGCTGGAATTGGAGCAACAACCGAATCTTTAGGATTACTCTATTATACTGGATTAGGAACAGGAAATTATCATAGCTTTAAGACAAATTATCCAAATGTGGTTACTGTATCATCCTATAAGAATACAATAACCGTTGCTACTGCAACAACACATGGACTTGATATCTCAGATACTGTTTTTGTTGATGTAAAACCATCAGTTTCAACTTATATTAATGTTTCTTATAATGATTATAATAGGAAACTTGTAATTGATAAAAAGACAATTGATGCAAGCGCAATAAATGTTACTACTAATGAGATTACAGTTTCAGATCATAAGTTTGAGTTAGGTCAGAAGTTAATTTATAATGCGTCTACTCCTGCAGGAGGACTTACAAATGAGAAGTGTTATTATGTAGTAATTGTTAATAAGGATACTATTAAATTATCAGAATCACATTATGATTCAGTAAGCCCTGTTCCTACTATTGTTGATATTACAAGCGCAACAAATTCTTTTTTATCTCCAGTAAATCCACCGATCAATCTTTATAAAGATGCTCCGGTTGTTTTTGATCTTTCAGATTCTTCACTTGTTTATACAAAGAATGCTATTCAATATCCTGCATTTACATTTGAATTCTTTATGGATGCTGATCAAGAAAGAGTGTTCCATAAAGTAAGAGATTCATCTACTTTTGATGTAATTAAGTCCGGAACAATTGGAGTTGATGGTCAAGTTACTTTATTTGTTGATTCTACAATTCCAAGTAAACTTTATTACAATCTAGTCCCAATTCAAACTGATCAACTTCCAAATGAGAAACTTGATATTAGTATTGATAGTGAAGTACATGCAAATAATGAAATAGAAATAGTTGAGAGTATGTATAGTGGAGAGTATATTATTTCTATTGGCGCGACAAATACATTTACTTACTATATTCCTGAAGTTCCTGAGAATCTATCATATACTCAAAGCAATTCAAGTATTAAATATTCAACCAATTCTTCTTCAGGAATTGGATCAATTGTTGATTTAAGAATCTATAATAGTGGATCCAATTACTACAAATTGCCCAAAATTGATCGAATTGGAAAGAAAACCACGGAAAATGATACAGTAGTTGGAATTGGTTCAAATGCTGTTCTTAATATTGAAAGTAAGAGTATTGGAGTTATTAAAAAGACGAAATTAAAAGATATTGGTTTTGATTATCCTTATGATAAGACTTTAAGACCAACTGCTAAACTACCTGAAATAATTAAGATTGATAATCTTGCTATTTTTGATAATATTGGAGTTACATCAGCTGGTAGAGGTTATGGTCCAATTCCACCTAAAGTTATTGTTTTTGATGGACTAAGTGGTGAATTAAAATCAGAAGTTGATTTGGCTTTTGAAAATGGAGCTACCAAACTTAAAATTCTTAAAAATACATATGGAATTAATACTGTTGAACCTAGATTACTTCCAACCAGAAATTCTAATGGTGTAGGAATTAGTACTCTTGGATTTAATGCTACAACTAAAGATGTAACTGTTACATTAGCTACTGGATTTAGTACAGCAAATTCATTCCCATTCTCTATTGGTGATGAAATCATGATTGAGAATGTTAGCGTTGGTATTGCTTCTACAGCTGCTAATGGTGATGTTCTGGTTATTGATACTGGAAAGGGTTATAATACAGAACTTTATGATTATAAGTTATTTGAAGTAACAGGTCTTGATGCTAATCTTGGTGGTATTGGATTTGTAACCTTTAGTATGAGTGGATATTTGGGTTCTGGAGAACTTCCAGGAACATTTAATCCTGAAAGATCTTCAGGTAGAATTATAGCAAAGAAAGATTTCCCAGTTTTTGAGACTAAACTTACAACAACAAATTTCTTAAAAGATGAAGGAGTTATTGATTTAAACGATAGTAATATCACTGGATCGGTTGAAAAATGGGATAATATAACTGGTTATCTTAAAGTTCAAACAAATAAGGATTTTGTCGTTGGAAATGTAATTGAAGGAACATCTTCAAAAACTAGAGGAATAGTATCTTCAACTAAGAATTTTACAGCAAGATATAACCTTGATGCAAAATCAAAAGTTGAATCGGGATGGGAAGATAATACAGGATTTTTAAATCTTAATAGTCAAGTAATTCAAGATGGAGATTATTATCAGAAGTTCTCATATTCACTTAAATCGTCTGTTGATCTTGAAAAATGGGATGATGTAGTAAGTACATTAAATCACACAGCAGGATTTAAAAAGTTCTCGAATTTACAAATTGAATCAGAACCTATTAACAGCGCTAAAGTCGGTATTGGAACAACTCAATCTCATATGGATATGGTTGTTGATTACTATGATATTGCTGATGTAAATTGTGTTTATAATTTTGATTTGGTTACAGAAAACGATAAAAATAATACACTTTCTGATCAAATTGTATTCCAAAGTCAGATATTAACCGATTATTCAGAATCTGTTGGTAATAGAGTCCTTTCTATTGATGACTTTAGTTCGACTTTTAATAGCAATCCAAGAGCAACAAGATATAGTACGGTTGCTCGTTTTACAAATCTTGATGCAAATGCTCATAAGTACATTACTTATGTTCAAGATAAAAGATATACTTATGAGCGTCAAATGATGCTTATGACGCTTTTACATGATGATAGTGGATTTGGTTATATGCAGCAGTATGGAAGAGTTGAAACTGTATCCAATTTGGGTTCTTTTGATTATGGACTCGATGGATCAGATGGTGTAATTTATTTCCATCCAAGCAAATATTCAGTAAATGATTATAATGTCTTTACTTTATCATATAATTTAAATGATCTCGTAGTAGGAACAGGATCTTCTCAATTTGGTGGAGTTAGGATATCAACAGCAAGTACTGCAGTTGCTACAGGAGTTGGAGCTGGTTCAACTACTCGTTTTGTTAGTATTGCTAATACCTACACTTCAGCAAAAGTTCTTTTTGAATTCAAAACTTCTGATGGTGATTACGAATTTAATGAATTATCTTTGGTACATGATGGTTCAACCGTAGATTTACTGGAATATGGTAGATTAACAAACTTAAATGAACTATCTGATGCTGCATCTGGACTTGGAACATTCCATCCATATATCTCTGGTAGTAATGTTGTAATTGATTTTGTTCCTAATGTAGCCACTGCCGCTTCTATTAATGCTGTAACAGTCAGTATGGGCAATACAGCAGGAATTGGATCATTTGCCTTTAACCATGCATTAATTGGTAGTGAATATGTTTCTATCGCGTCTTCTAGTTCGCCAACAGAAAATTCAGTAGGAGAATATCCTGATCGTTATGATGGTGCTTATATTATTGCTCAAGTTACTGATACGACTAATAATGTAACTCAGATTTCTGAATTAATGCTATGTGATACTGGTGATGATGTTCATATGACTGAATGGGGAAATCTTAGTGTTGGTAATGCATCTGGCGTTGGAACCTTTGGTGCTACTTATAACGCTACTACTGGTGTAACAGCATTGAAGTTTACACCAAATGCTAGTATAGATGCAGAAGTAAGAACATTTTATAATTATATGCGATATGAAGATGATGCTGGCGCTGCTGAAAATCCAATTAAGATTGATTTCACTAATGCATGGATTGATACGCAATATGGTGGTTATTCTGGAACAGATTCCGATATTATGAGAGCATTTAACTTAACGCATGAAACATATCAAATTTTTGAAAGATATTTTGATGGATCTGATGGAAATATTATTGGTTCTGATGAGGAAAATGTAATTTTAGATGATTTGATCCTTCATTTAGATGGAAGAACATTAGAAGATAGTGGATATCCTGGAATTACTACAGCTTGGTTTGATTCAAGTGCTGAATCTAATAACGCTGTTGTAACATGTAGTGGTGCTTGTCCTGATCCTGAAATGGGTGAGGATGGTAGAACATTAGGTTTTAGATTCCAAGATGGTGAATATGGTACTATAATTGATGATGGTTCTGATTTTGATTTTAGTGGAGACTTTACTTTTGAATTCTGGGCTAAATTAACAACACAACCTGATGCTAGTGCTCCATCCGCATTGCTTAGTAGTTGGAGTACATTGTATAGTCCTGATAATAAATTTATTCTTTATGTCGATTCTGATTATAAAGTAATGTGGGAGATAAATGGTGAGATAAGTGGTGGTCAAATGACTTCCGCTGCTAATACAGTAACATTAGGCACTTGGCATCATTATGTGGTTAATAGAATTGGTGGTGCTTGTAATCTTTATGTTGATACTGTAAGTGTAGATAATGTCACTTCTTATTCCACTGCAGTTGCAACAACACTATCAAATGTACGTCTTGGAACTTATTCTGGATCTATTGGTACTGGTTGGGATGGTACAATTGGTATAGCAAGAGTCTATAAAGATAGAGGATTGGATGTAACTGAAATTAGTAGGAATTATATGACGCAAAGAGGACGTTTTTTGCCCGAATATTCTGTTCCTTCACCAGAAGTACCAAATGCTATTACTATTCCTAATCACTTCTTTGTTACTGGTGAGGAATTAGTATATTCGACACCAGGAGCAGGTACAACAGAAAATATTGGAATTGTAACAGCAACAGTACCTAGTATTGGATCTACTGATAAGTTACCAAGTTCCGTTTTTGCTGTTAAGATTGATACTAATAAAATTAGACTTGCATCAACTGCCGAAAATGCATTAAAAACTGTTCCTGAAGTATTGGATATTGGTAGAGTTGGAATCGGTACTACGCATACATTTACCGCAACTAATCAGAATGAAAAGGTTTTAGTTGCGTTAGATAACTATTTCCAATCACCAGTTGTTGGATCATCAGTAACTACTACTTTAACAACCAATGTCGATGCTAGTGGAGATATTATTCATCTAGCAGGAATTACATCAATTTCGGGTAATGATCTATTAAAGATTGGCGATGAAATTATGAAAGTTCAGGTCGTTGGATTTGGAACTTTAACAAATGCAGTTCGTGTTAAGAGGCCTTGGTTAGGTACAGTAGCAGTTGGTTATGGTACAGGAGCACAAGTTCAAAAGGTAACTGGAAATTATAATATTGTTAATAACCTTCTCAACTTTGTTGAAGCACCATATGGCGAGATTCCACTCTCTTCAACCACAAATGCACCAGATTCTAGAGATTGGACTGGAATTACTACTAGTTCTGTTTTCCAAGGAAGATCCTTTATAAGATCTGGAACACCTGGTGGTACATCTGAAACTTATAGTAAAAACTATTTACTTGATGATATTTCACATAATTTCAATGGAACTGAAACCACATTTACTTTGACGCAGGATTCTTCTAATATAACTGGATTGGAGGATGAAAATGGAGTAATATTAATTAATGATATCTTCCAAATTCCTGGACTCACAAATGATTATACAATGCAGCAGGAAGCTGGTATTTCATCAGCAGTCTTTAGTGATTCTTTTGGACAAGCGACTCTTGCTGGTGATGTTAATAAATCAAATCTTCCAATTGGTGGTGTTATTGTTTCAACAGGTTCTTCTGAAGGAACTGGTTATCAACCATTAATTGGTGCGGGAGCAACTATAACAGTTGGAACTGGTGGCACAGTAACCGCAATTACAATTGGTAGTACTGGATCTGGATATAGAGCAAATTATAATTATGAAATTCTGACTGATACTACTATTGTTTCTGCTGCATCAACTAATAAAATTACTATTGATAATAAAAATAGTGTGTTTGGTCTTCTTCAACTTCTTGGTTATGGTAGTACATGTACAATTGGAGTTGGTACATATATCAAACCAACAAATATCACTTCTATAGGCGATACATCAGTAACTATTGGAGTTTCTAGTGCAAGCGTATATGAAATTGCTGCTGGTACTCCTGTTATGATTAAAGTTATTGCTCCACAAGTTGGAGTCGTAAATATTGGTGTTGTGACTGATCTTACTACTAATAATGCAATAACTCATATTGGATTTAGTACTATTAAAGATGGTTATGTTTCAACGTCTTGTTCTATAACAAATACGAATACTGGGTTCTCTACAACAAAAACATATGATGTTTTGGTTGATGGTCCACTTCCTTATTCAAATATACCGTTGGTTTATCAAATAGATGGAGTTGCTACGACAATCGCAGGAGTAGGAACAGAAGCTAAAGTTGATATTGTTGTTAGCGCAGATTCTACTGTTTCTGATTTTGAACTTAAAAATACGGGATATGGATATAAACTTAGTGAGAGTCTCACAGTTCCTACGGGTGGTATTACAGGAATTCCAACAGATGCGACATCACTGGGATCATTTGAACGATTTACTTTAACTCTTCAAAATATATACACAGATAAATTTGCTGGGTGGTGTATAGGACAACTTCAACCACTTGATGATATTAGTGATCAATTTAATGGAACCAAAACAGATTTCCAGTTAGAAGTTAACAGTGTAGTTACTTCCATTAAAGCATCTAAAGGATCGAATATCAATATTCAAGATGTTTTACTTGTATTCTATAATAATATCTTACAGGTTCCTGGTGAAGGTTACACTTTCCCTGGAGGAAGTACAATTATCTTTGGAGAACCTCCCAAATCTGGTGATAAGGTAAGTATTCTATTCTATAAAGGAAGTGGGTCTATTGATGTTGTTGATGTTGATGTTCTTGAAACTATAAAAGGAGGCGATTCTTTACAAATCACTAACGATCCAATTGCGGGACAAAAGAGTTATTTGCAGGAAGATCCAAGAATTGCGATGTCTATTGATTCAACTGATGTTGTATCAACAAATCCATATTTTGGTCCTGGAAATGTTAATGATCTCAATCTTAAGCGACCTGTAAATTGGTGTAAACAGACTGAAGATTTTATTCTTGATGGTAAGAGAGTTTCTAAAGATCGTCCTCTATATGAAGCTTCTGTTTATCCAAATACTAATGTTATTCAATCTGTTGGTGTTGGTTCTACTATAATTTACGTTGAAAGTGTAAGACCGCTATTTGATACTCGTAATGAGAATGATATTTCAATTACATTCCAAAATGACATTGTAATTGTATCACAAGATAGTAGAGTTGCTGCTTCTGCGACTGCAACAGTATCTACTGGTGGATCGATTACATCACTTACACTTTCTGATGGTGGAGTAGGTTATTCCACCAATCCAGTCGTTATCCTTGGAAATCCTGTTGGAATGGGAAGTACTGCTAGAGCAACTGCTAGAGCATATATTAGCACTGCTGGTATAGTTACAGGTCTTACAATGACTGGTCCTGGTACTGGATATACATCTGTACCCGAAGTTTTGATGACTCCACCTCCTGTTTTGAGAGAAAGAATTAATTCTGGAGTGAATTATAGCGGTGATTTTGGATTGGTCGTTGGTATAGGATCAACTGCTATTGTAGGAGTTGCATCTACAGCACTTATATTTGAGTTATTAATTCCAGATAATTCTATTTTGAGAGATACTGTAGTTACTGGAACTGCGGTTACTGTGAGTGAAATAAGTGCAAATGATTACTTTGTCGTTAGAGAATCTAATATTGGCAGACCTTCTGATTCTCTTGGATTCTTAACTACATCTGGATATACTTCATCGGATATTGTTGGTGTTGGAACAACTGCTCTTGATAATGTATACAGGGCACTTAAATCAGAAACAGTTAAGAAATTTGTTTATGGTATAGGTGATGTCTTTGTTAGAGAGATTACTGTTGGAGTTTCAGATTATGGTGGATATGATTATTCAACTAGTTTAACTACTTTTGATCAAACAATAATTACTTTTGATTCTACAACTACGAATTTTGATAATTTTGTATTCCGCAATTATTATGGAGTCTATAGTTGGGGTAGAATTGATTGTGATGCAAGGACATCAACACAAGAGTTCCCATTCTATAATCAAAATGGAGTATCGGGCATTCCAACCTCTTCTTATGTGATGAGGAATATACCACTGAAGTATAAAGACTATATTGCTTAAAATCTAAATAACTAGTAAAAGGTCAATTAAC